TGGGCCCCTCCGACGCTCTAATACAGCGTTTCTCTCAAAGCGAGAGACACTATCCGATGGAAGGATCTCTGGAAATGACTGAGAGTAGATCTCGATCCGTACGCCGCGAGGTGGGATCTGGTCGCTGGTATCAAGCCGGCGAGTGGAGAACCCTGCAGCCTCTACAGTATGTAGAGCACGGTGAGATCATCTCATTCGATCACCCCAATTGGCCTTCAGGTCGAAGTGGTGGTGATGTTGGTGGCCCGTTCTGGTGTAACCAGAGTTGGATTCGGTCCGGGACTGCGCAAGTTCAAGCGCGCGGTCTCGGGGTATTGTACGAAGGTACAATACATACTTCATCCAACGGCTCGGGTGGTGTGCCGCATAGCCTCCCCATTCCTGCGAAACCTGACTCATTCGAGTCTGTGGTTCGCGATGGGGCTACTGCTATCAGTCGCACTATCCCAACCAATCCGTCCTTGTCAGTTGCCACTGCAGTAGGCGAAGCCCGTCAGGGCATGCCGAAGTTGGTGTTTCGTGAGTTCGTGGAAAATATCCTACGACTCGACAGAACAGCAGCTTCCCGGGCCGTTCGGTCCGGTGGCGGTGAATACCTAAACTATCAGTTCGGGTGGAAACCGCTCGTCAGTGATCTTCGCAAGTTCTTGCGAAGTGTTAGGACTTCTAACGAAGGCCTACGGCAACTGTACAGGGATTCGGGACCAACTAACTCCGTTCGACGGAGTTATCACTTCCCGACAGAGACGTCCAAGTCCGAGCCGACCGGCCCCATGTGGGGCTTCGTGCCGCCATTTATGTGTGACGGTCGACAGCTCGATGCTTGGATGCAGGCGGGTGGCCCTTCAGTGGGTCCACCAAGTCCTACAGGATACACCATTTGGACCGAGTCAGAAACTAAGACTTGGTTCAAGGGTGCTTACTCATACGTCATGCCTAGTCCACCAGAGAACCTGATGGATAGACTTGACCAGTGGGATGCGGAGGCCAACAAGCTTTATGGCACTCGCATCACACCCGAGGTCCTGTGGAACGCATCGCCTTGGACCTGGGCTGCAGACTGGTTTGCAAATACAGGAGATGTTATTCATAACATCTCCGCACTCCAGAATGACAGCCTGGCGCTCAAATATGGCTACATTATGCGTCAGACGACGCAAAGTAGCCATGGAGCCTGGCAGGGATACGTCAATAACTTTGACAATGTCCCAGTTTTTGTCTCGATCCAAGAGAGTACAGGATCGACGCAGAAACTCAGGCTTCGAGCGAATCCATACGGATTCGGCGTACTTGGCGGGGATCTCTCCTCGTCGCAACTCGCCATCACCGCGGCCCTTGGAGCATCCAAGGGTCCTCGGTTCTCACTGTAGTTCCCTACGAGTGAGTCACCAAGGTTGTTCGTCTCTTTCGGAGCGAACATCCTGCATCCTAGAAGGAATGACAGAATGTTCTCTGACCCTCAGTCTGTGACTATCAATGCAGTCGAGGTTTCCCTCCCACGCGTTGCGTCGGGGGAGAATTCGGGTGGATACAAGGCTGCCGACGGTAACGTCGACATGCAGCTTGCCCATCAGTACGGGAAGCGTTTTCGCCACCGTACTCGACTGCATCACCAGAAGGTTGCGGCAGACCCACTGTCCACGGGCTATAACAAGTCCTACGACATGTCGGTGACTCTCGTCATCGACACGCCGGACGTGGGTTACACCGCTACTGAGGCCAAGCAGGTCATCGATGGTTTCATCGCATGGCTCTCGGCTTCGTCTGGTGCCAACATCACCAAGATTCTTGGTGGTGAGAGCTAACTCTTCACAGAGTTAGCTCTGTCGCAGTGCCTGAAGGGGCGACCAGAGAGCATTCAGCAGTCGATGCTAGATTCCAGCCAACAGAAAGGCGGAACCCATGATCGACCTCCGGTCGTTCTGGATAGTGGTGGCCAACGAATTGGCCGCCAGGTGCTGCACTAAAAGCGCCGTCCTCGACATAAAAACTGTCGAGGGTAGATTGCGATCAGAAGGTGATAACTTCTTTGCTATCACCCTCCCCGCGTTCTGCAAAGACTTCGAAAAAAGTCTCGATCAGAGCGAGGTCACCCACGATCTGTTCCAGGGTTGGCGGAAACTTCCGTCTAAAACTGGACACAGTGTGATCCCCCAGTTTCTGAGTGGATTCATGGGTCTGATCTTCGATCTCGAATCAGGTGCGCTTCTCGAAGAGCCTGACATCGATGCTATCTTTTCCGTGCGCCAGCTCACGCTGATGTACGGGAAGATCCTTCTCCCAGCCTCTGAGGCTAGGGTTCAGAAGGCGATCGATGGCTACTTCGAGTGTGAGCAGGAAGTTGTCCGATTCGATGCGAATCGCCCCTCCTCCTTGACGGAGGAGTTTCGACAAGCGTCGTCGGTCCTGTGGGGAACAGTGCTGCAGGCAGTAGACGAAGATATCTACTACCATCGCATCATCCCCCGCCATGGACCTGGGGCCACCGCGGATCGACTTAAGGGAAACCGCAAGTTCGATCAGGTGGAATGGACTGAGAGGCTCGAAAGAGTTTTCTCTTGGGGTGATTTTCTCATCCCGTCCGCTAGGTACTTTCAAGAGTACCTCCCTAGGATTGACTTCCTCGAACCCGGAGCTGAACGACCTGTTCGGGTCGTCACAGTTCCAAAGACACCGAAGACGCCTCGGATCATTGCAATCGAACCTACCTGCATGCAGTATGTGCAGCAGGGGCTGATGGCAAGATTCGTCGAATACATCGAGAGCCCTTTCGTGTGGTTTAATTCTAACCACAACGTAGGCTACGGTGTGGTCGGATTCACAAGCCAGGAGCCTAACCAACTCCTTGCCCGTGAGGGGTCCCTTTCCGGGGACCTCGCTACGCTAGATCTCAGCGAAGCATCAGACCGCGTCTCGAATCAGCTCGTACGAGCCATGCTAGACAACTACCCCAACTTAGCAGAAGGAGTAGATGCCTGCAGATCTCGGAAGGCTGACGTGTTTGGCAAGGTTATTCGCCTTGCCAAATTCGCGTCGATGGGTTCAGCTCTGACCTTTCCAATCGAAGCGATGATCTTCTCGACCATCGTCTTCATGGCTATTGCGAAAGCAGAAGCCAAGGATAATCCAGAGCTAAGCGCGACTGTGGACACGGACCTCGTAATGAGGTACCGATCTAGGGTGCGAGTGTACGGGGACGATATTATAGTCCCCGTTCGCTTTGTGCATGCGGTCGTAGACCTCCTTGAGACATTCGGTCTCAAGGTCAACTCTAGCAAGTCTTTCTGGACTGGAAAGTTCAGAGAGTCTTGTGGAAAGGAATACTACAATGGACACGATGTTTCCATCGTCAGAGTCCGCAGAGAATTCCCCTCCCGACCGCAACACGGAATGGGTGGATCAGATCAGCACGCACGAGCTCGCCATGGTGGTAAGAGGCGACGCGATAGTCGTTCCTTTCAGTTACTGGAAGGAGTTCGGCTCTCTCGCCCGTCTCAGCCCCAAGGGAGAACTCGTGCTAATGAGTCAGTACAACCCGAACCCACGCCTCATCGAGGAGTCGTTTCAGGTGTACAGGCTCAGCGGATCATCTCAGCAGTTGATCTTCGCAACCAATGCTATATGCACGGTTTGTGGAGGTCAGCTGCAGAGTTGGATGAGAATCTGTCGGGTGTGCTTAAGCACTACCCTACGATCTCGCCTGACTCACCCGCGCTAGGCAGAGTATCCGTTGTGTCCACAGAAGGGCACCGGATATCTCCTACTCTACATACTCCTCAGGTTAAGGCGTATGTAGCCCGGTCCAAATTGCCGATTTCTCGGCTAGGAGGACCAGGGGCGCTACTGAAGTGCCTGCTAGCAAAATCCGAAGATTCACTATCGGACGATGAGTTGTCATGGCTTATGGCCATTTCTAACTCCGATGCAGAGCATCTCATCCGTGCAGGACGTG